TAGCGGACCGCCGCCCTTAGTTGATGGCATAATTTAGTTGGGGTAAGGCTTCTGCAGCTGCACCCGATACTTGGATTAATCCCATTAATATATACATAGATCCACTAATGCAGTCTTCTTTCGTCTTACCAGCACTGACAAGACTTTTCATTCGTTTTAATAATAGAGTATCTAATTCAGGTTCTTCTAGTATAGCGATTGAATCATTTTCGTCCTTTGTAAATATTTTATATGGAACAACATTTAATTTTTGTTCTTTTGTTAGGGTTAATCGATAGTTCCATAGTTCTTCTAGACAGTAATAAAATCTTTTCTTCCTTAAAAAATCTAAGTTAAGATACCATTGATGATCGACTGGATAACCAAAACTGTACATTATTTGAAAGATATCTAAGACATCGAGTTCATATTTCTTGTCTTGTGATATTTCGTCTTGTTGTAATCTTAATGAGATGTGATTCCTCTCTAATAAAAACAGTCTTTTATTATAAAGAGCAATTGCTGATTCTGATAATGGTAAGTTAGTATATGGATTCTTCTTCTTACCCGTCTTTGTGAAAAACTCACGCAAGCTTCTAATATCACATCCATAATAAATTTCTTTTTCTGTAAAGATAAATAAGAATATATCTGGAATCATATCTAATTCAGTCATTTCATGAAAATCTGTCTCATTTGCACATAATTTATCTAAGGCGATAACTTCTGTGTCAGGTAAACCACGATATTTAAGCAATCCTGGACCACCATAACTTTTCACATTATTCTTTCCTATTTTTTCATCTATTACATAAGTCTCCAAATAACTAATTAAATCATTTAGAAAATCATTAGGAATTCCCTTAATATCGATCCTATAATACATACATGTATAAAAGACACGATTCCAATCAATCTGCTCATTCGATACCTGATTTACATCACTAATTATAGAAGAATCAAGACAAGAATCAGAAAGAATATGCAATTCTTGCAGCTTTCTAAGGAACATTAAATCTTTACGATGATATAAGGTTATTTCATCCCCATAACTATTCCTTACCTTGATTGGTCTTACAAAATCATTTGGTGATGGCAATCTAATCTTCGGCTGAATCCTTAATACCTTATCTTTATCATTTTCTTTATCTTTTTCTTTTTCTTTTTCTTTTTCTTTACTAGAATTAGTCGTATCTTTTCCATTATCATTATCTTTAATCTCTACTCCTACATCTATGAGACCACTATTGCTATTAGCATCACTATTACTATTGTTAGTATTGCTAACATTGGTAGCAAGAGTCGTATTAGTATTTACTACGGCAGTATTGTTGTTGCTATTGTATATGCTATCAATTCTTACTACATTTTGTCTATTGTGATGTATACCGCAAAAGTCTCCGAACTTTTTTTTATGTGGACATTGTGTAAATAAATCAGTTTTATTTTTCGTAGACATACAATTATCATTATTTATCTTAAAAGACATTAGTCTAGCGGAGCTGAAGTTGCAAGCTTTTTCTTAAATAAAAAGAAGGTGTAGAAAAAATTGATCAATTTTATATATTATTTTTTTATTTAAAAATAATAACCTAGTTGTTTTGCATTGTTTTATATATTCTATCAAATTAATAGTATAAAACAGGAAGATGATTCATGTTTATAACAAATTCGTTGAAGATAAACTCGTGAAAACACCTAATAAAGATTACATTCTTAAGCTTGAAGATGCTTATTGTGTCTTTCGCACATGGTATAAATCAGATTATGATAGTGTTAATCTACCACTACGTAAAGACTTTAAGACGGCCCTTGATAAGATATTCAACCAGAAATATGGCACTGGTTCGAACGCAGGTTGGGTTGGTTGGATGTGTAAAAATGAAAGTAAAGACTATGATAAACACCAGAAAATGAGTGATGTTTATACCGAATTTATCGAAGATAAGCTCGTAAAAACATCAAATAAGGATCGTATACTTAAGCTCGAGACGGCTTATCGTGTCTTTCGCACATGGTATGAATCAGGTTATGATAGTGTCAATCTACCACTACGTAAAGATTTTAAAAATGCTCTCGATAAGAAATTCAACCAGAAATATGGTACTGGCTCGAATGCTGGTTGGGTTGGTTGGATGTGTAAAGATGAAAGCAAAAGACCAAACAAAGAGAACCTTTAACCCTTAACCCTTAACTTTTTACATGTTAACCGGACCTGCGCAGCAGTCCAATAGAGCAGGGTCTCTTTAGTTTCGTAAGGGCGATAGTCCCGAAGGGCAACCCGCAGGGCGATCTGCTACGACTTAGCGAAGCTGAAGCTGTAAGCCCTTACTTAGTGGTTGCCAGTACATCGTTTCCACCATCCATCCTTTCCTTTAATAAGAGCAGTTGTTCCTTTGGCATTACATGCAGGACCATCTTTAACATAACACCATCTAAATCCTGATGCATCCCAATCTCCACATAAGTTTCCTAATGCGCCAGAGCCGATACATCTGCAAGGATCATTTGGATCATAGCATGTTAAGCCATTGCATGATAATCCTGATTTGCATCCAGTATTAAATGTGCATGATTCTCCGACACCACTTAATGGCTGGCAAACCGAACCTTTACCACCCCAACCGGAGCATTTATTACCTGGTAAACAATCACTATCGCTTCCACAGACACCCTTAAAATTTGGTAACTTGCCATCCCTAGTTAAACATACAAGACTTGCACCACATTTTCCAGATTGACATCCTTCATTTACGAAACATCCTTCACCATCTGCTCTTGGAGTAGCACATTTACTCGTACTATCACAATAAAGACCTGGTTTGCATTGACTATGTTGTCCAGCTACACAGAAATCACCTACGTTACCAGGTTTACGGCAAACTATAGGTACACCACCACACCACAATCCATCGGCACATTTATCGACGACTGAACAATAAGCTCCTTCGACTGCTCTACCAGCACTATCTAAGCATGTGCTCATCGATCCACATTTTCCGGACTGACAGTATGCTCCTCCTTCCGATCCTGGGCAGTATTTACCATTCGCCCTTTTCGCTTCACATTTACTAGCTGCATTACAGAACAGACCAGTTGCGCATACACCTTTTCCTTGAAAACATCCTTCATCAACTTTGCATGGTTTATTCTTACATGAAATTATGTCTGGATCTGGAAAGACGGTCCAATTAAATGGATTTAAAAAATATGCTAGACCAAAGCCACCAGATGATAATAAACAACAAAATATAATTAATACTATAATTATAATTAAACCCGAATCCATTTTCCTTTTATATTATATTAATATATTATTAACTTCAGATTAATATTAATTTAAATAGAAAAGCCAAAAAAAGACAAGGGTATATCCTTACATCTTTTTAATTTACGATTAATTAATCGTAAATTAATCGTAAATTTAATCGTAAAAATACAAAAACACAAAAAATTAAAATCACTTATAAAATCACATTAACCCACTAACCATATTAATCACATTAACCGGCTCGCGACTATCGTTAGTGCAGCGCCTAGCCTATCGGAGTGGAGTCCAATAGGGCTTACAGCTTCAGCGAAGCTGAAGACATTCGCTTTAGTATAACTCTTTAGTTTCATAAGGGCAGCCCCTTACTTATAAGACGTAATCATATCCATCGTAATAACCATAACCTAAGTTTTTATCCGCATATGGATGAGCCTTAAATGCATTGTAGACTTCATCTGCTGTCATATCAAAACCATCACTGCCATATCCTATATCTTGATCTCTTGAATATCCATCTGGTATACCTGAATTAGAAGAAAGAGTTGAGGTTGGACCAGAGCCAATCTGTTTAAATACGATTACGCCATTTTTATCGACAGTTGGTCTTATAATCGTTGCAGTTGTTGTACTTAAACTCGACAATGTGCTACTGCATAAACAGCAGATAAGTGTTAGAATACCTATGAAATAAATAGAAACAGGTCCTACTAAATACAGTATTGCAAATGCAATTAGCCAAACGAATATCAAAGTTAAATCAATCATTATCTATATTAAATATGTAGAAATTATTGAATGGTGCAATTGTTATTATTTTCAGCAGCTACATCTTGTTTTCTTTTTTTAATAGATAGATTATCTCTCTTTCGCATTTCATAATGTTGTTTACATAGATTACAACGTGTGGTAGCCTTTCTGCTGCATCTTAAATCACTACTTTGTCCTGACTTTCTGTCTATACAAAACCCGATGATTTGTTTACACTGATCATTTTTATCCATTTATTATCTATAGGATATTTTTGTTACGATAAACTTTCTGCTACTTAAAAAATTGATTATTTAAATTTTATTATGATCTTGAATCACTTGTTTTCAAGTTTGAATATTATGAACTGTTTAGGAAACTTTAAAAACAATTGTCAAAATGTGGCTGTTATTGGATATGAATTATGTGCAGAATGTAATAAGTTGAGACTGAATAAACTTAAAGAGGGTCTATGTACTAGGAATGGTTCTTGCCCAAATGAAACAAATCAAGGTTATTCATGGTGTCAACTATGCTATTTGAAGGATAAAATAAATAAAGTAAATGAAATTTTTAAGCACGATTGCTCATATAGAGGAGGAGTAGCTTGTAGCATATGTGATGAACAGTATTCTAGTTTAGAACAATTAAATAAAAAAATTCATAATCTTGAAAATAAAAAAAGAACGTATCATTCGAAAAGAAACACTGCTCAGAAAAAATACTAAAACTATCAAAGGAAATATCGAATACACTAAAAAAGATAACATTTCTAATTTAAAATGGGTTGTTTATGCCAGACATTATTTCCAACTGAATAGGGATCACCATCTCTGTAAAATTTTGGACAATACTTTTCAAGTAAGCCAGTCCTTTCTAAAACCCTATATATTTCTGTATTCTTTGAACATTTAATATTAATATAGGTTTTACCCTTTACGGTCTCGAACAGTTTATAAATATCTGGTATATTTAAACGAGGCATACAATAACTATCCTCTAATCGGTCAAAATCAACACCTAATTCTCTTAACCTTACAAACAATCTATTAATTTCTTCTTCTTTCTCATAAAAATCTCTACTTATCTCATCAACTCTGTCTTGAAATTCAGGGTTAATCTTAGATTCTACATGTATAGGTGTGTTAAAATTTATAATGCTAAATTCTTCTTTATACTGAGGTAATAAAGCCTCGAACTTATCAGATAAGTCTGGATTACTCTTCTTAAAAGTTATTGTAAAGCTTAATGAATCTGGAAACCCTTGTCTAGGCAAATATCTTACTGGTCCACCCGTAAAACCTTGTAAACCTGTTGTACCTGTTACTCCTTGTATACCTTGTGTGCCAAATGCACCCATTATACCTTGTCTATTCGCTCTTGCTGATGCAATAGCTGCTTCCAATTCTTTCTTCTTCTTAATCTCTCCTTCTAAATCATCATATGGCATCCATTGAATATCGAGGTTATCCTCATTGTCTAAAAGCAGACTTTCCATAATAAATAATTAATGACTAATAATTAATAATTAATAATTAATAAGGAATAATTTCTCATCATTTTTTTTTAGTAAGAAGATATGAATCTATATCCTGATCCAACAGCCTCAATACATGAAGTATTCATGCTTATGGATTTTGTTGATGAAACTTTTAATGGGTTATTCTTTCTGTTATGTCTAAAAAATTCTTGCATGGTTAAGGAACTATTCCTAGACTATACTATTTGATAATTCTCTTTCTTGCGTAATTGTATCGTTCTATAAGTATAGTAGATAATTGCGATTAATATACATGCACCAATCGAGGTCGTGATAATAGAAATAGGTATTAAATTACCTTTTGAAAATTCCAATTCTTTCGTATAATAATCAATTTCAATAGAATATGTTAAATTTGTTGGACCATATGAAAAGAATTCAAAATATGTAGGATTTCTCCAAACAGGTGGACAATCATAATCATAATAAAAATCACATTTGACATCACAAAAAGTATATAAACCTGTAATGTTATTTGCTCCAATAACATTATAGAGTTGTGGTATGCTCATAGCGAACATACCATTATAATTGTTTTTTACTGATGTTATAGTATAGCTAATATTATTAACTACACCATAATAATTATCTGTGTCAATAGGATAAGTCAGTTTTAATATATTGTAGTTAATAAAATTCAATGTTCCATTAAAACTCTGTTTAAGAGCTAATACGGCTGTAAAAACACAAAATAGTAAGATCATCTTTTTCTTTTAATCTCATAAGGAAAAAAATAATTAAATTTCAATTTATTTTTATATATAAAATTTAATTATAGTAAAAAATTAGTAATAAAAAGGTGGTATTTTATTACTATTTTAGTAATAAAAAGATTAATTTAGTAATAAAAAGACTAATTTAGTAATAAAAAGATTAATTTAGTAATAAAAAGATTAATTTAGTAATAAAAAGATTAATTTAGTAATAAAAAGATTAATTTA